GTTAATAATACTTTTGTTTTTTTCATTTTATATGCTCCTATTTGTATATTTTTTTTGGTGGTTAAAAAACCATGTTGGATAGCTAAAACTAGCTATCTAAAATTCACGTCTTAGTTCTACAACTTTACCTATTATTGTTACAGGCAAGCTCTCTATTTCTTCGTTTGTGTAAAACGTAGGAGTGTAGCTACTGTTGTTAGGTATTAGCATTATACCATTGTTAGAGCGTTCGTATCTCTTACACGTTGCATCATATCCGTTAACCATCGCTATTACTGTGTCCCCGTTATCCGCTGTAGTTTGTTTCCTTACTATAACTACATCCCCATTAGTTAGAATAGGCATCATAGAATCCCCTTTTATCTTTAAACCGAAAAACTCCCCTTGATTTTCCCAACTTTTCGGAATCTCTTCATAATCTAGTATGTCTTCAACTGCTGCTATAGGTATTCCAGCAGGAACAGTGCCAAGAACAGCGATTTTAATTCCTTGTGAAGATTTATTATTTTCGTTATTTTCTTCTGTTACTTTATTTCTAGGTACATCATAACCTAATAACCACGCTTCCGATACTCCAAAAACTTTAGCTAATAGGAAGATTTTTTCGTTATCTGGTTTACTTTTTCCATTTACATATTGTGATAAATGGCTTTTATAAAATTTAATATTGTATTTTTCTTGATAAGGCTTTGCCATATTAAGAACATCTACTTGTCTTAAATTTCTTTCTTTCATTATTTGATTTATTCTTTCAGTAGAAGTTGCCATAACTCTTTTACCTCCTGTAACTATATAATATCATAACTTGAACTATAGTTCAAGAAAAAAGTTCAACAAATTTGAATTTTGTTCTTGACAAAAGAAAAAAGGTGTAGTATACTTAAGATAGTTCAAAGGATTGAACTAAATAAAAAGCGAAAGGAGAAACAATGAGATTTGATTATAGCAAACTATTAGGTAGAATAATAGAAGTTTACGGTAATCAAGGTAATTTTGCTATCGCTATGAAGCTATCAGAACGAACAATGTCGTTAAAATTAAATAATATCAGACCATGGAAAGATAACGAAATTAAAAAAGCTATGAAACTGTTAAAACTACCAGAAAGCAAAGTTCATTTATATTTTTTTAAAGAAGAAGTTCAAAGCGTTGAACAATAATTAAAATAATATAAAAAAGGAGTGATTGAATGGAGGAAATAAAATTAGACTTAGTTGAGTTGCGAAAGTTGGATTTAACTTTTCCTTACATATCTAAAGAAGAAATTAAGAAGTGCTTTAGCGTAAAAGAAACAACTTACAACAAATGGAAAAATCAATTCTTAAAAAAAGTAGAAGAAAAGTTTTATCCTCAAGGAAGTTGCTTAAAACTAGGAAAAGAACAATTTAATATATACGCATTTCTACACTTTGCAACGAACTACAAGTATTTTCAAGATAAAAGGTTAGCGGAGTATGTCGAGCCTTATTCAAGAAAAACAGTACAAATTTTTAGAGAAGAACTAGGAGTTAAATAAATGAGATTACCAAAAATTAAAAAAGACAAATTACACGTAATATACTGGACGATAGCAGTTGTAAGTGTTTGTTTCTTAACTTTAACTAACGTTGACTGGAAACAAATCGCAGGACTTGCAACAGGAATAGGAATATTAATTCAAGCGATATTTGATAAAGAGTTTAGCAAAAAATATTTTTAGGAGGATAAAGAATGAAGAAACAACATTACGATTATTTCACACCCATTATAGATTGGGCAAAAGAAAAAGGAATACTACAAGATGGAAGACTTACAAAGCAGCTGCTTAAATCAAGTGAAGAATGTTTAGAACTACAAACAGCAATAGAAAGCTACGAGAATGGAAATAAAGCAGCTATAGAAGAGATTAAGGACGCAATAGGAGATGTTTACGTTACTTTAGCAATATCAACACAAATGAGAGCTAAAAACCCTTATATCATCTTTAGACTGATTAAACTTAGAGATACTAGCTTACCTATAAGCACAGACTATAAACACTACATAACAGAGCTAAAAAGATTAGATTTAAGCGTTTATGATATGTTTACATCTGAAACAATTTATAACTTAGATTTAAAACTAGCTAAATATATAGAGTTCTTAGACTTCTTAGCGAAAGAGTACAAGCTAGAGCTTACAGACTGCATAGAGACAGCTTATAATACCATTTCAAAAAGAACTGGAGAAATGATAGACGGAAGTTTCGTGAAAGAAAAATAAAAAAAGCAGCCGTTAAAAAAACAGCTACTTAAAAAATATACTTAATTACATTTTAAAATAAATAAAATAAAAAGTCAATAGGAGGAATGATGGAGGTACAAAAATTAAAAGCAGCTAAAGACAGCTTAAGCATAGCAATAGAACTATTAAAAGAATGTAAGCAAGATGTAAGACTGCTAGAAGTAAAAAGAGATGATATAGACGAGTTAATAGAATCGAAGAGTATTCGAGCATTTAACAAGCTAAATAAACTGAATCGAAATCAAGAAATAGTACTAGATAAATTAAAAGAACTAGATGACGATTTTATAATTTCTACAATATGTATTTTTGCAGATTCATATCCTTACGATACAGAAGTAGAGAACGCATTTACAAGTTTAAATAAGCAAGAAGAACTAGAAATAATAGAGAGTTATACGAAGTATTTAAGGAGGAAGTAATATAAATGAAAAAACTTTTACAAGCAAGAGTATTATTACAAAAAAAGAAGATTAAAAAAACAGGATTCAACAAGTACACGAATCAAAAATATTTTGAACTATCTGACTTTTTACCATTAGCAAATGAAATATTTGATAGTTTGAAATTATATCCGCATTTTACCTTATATAAGGATAGCGCAAAGATAACATTTACTGACTTAGACACAAATGAAAAAGTTCAGTACACAATACCAAGTCAAACAACTGTAGGAGCTAATATGCAAACAATAGGAGGTATCATCACATATAGCAAAAGATACCTATATATGAACGCACTGGAGATAGCAGAGAGTGATGTTTTAGAACAAAACATCCAAAATTATCAACCTACACCGCAGGCGGTTAAAGTTGCTACTAAATTCAACAGAAACGAGGCACTTTCAACGATGCATACTCACAAAGTTGAATTAAGTCAAATAGATGGTTGGTTAAAGAAAAAGAATTTAAGTGTTGAATCATTAGAAGAAATACCAGATAAGGAGCTAGAGGAATTATGGAAAAACTTTTGTCAAAGTATAAAGAAATAAACGAAAAAATAGATATGTTAAGCATAGAAAAAGAAGAAGTTAGACAAGAAATAATGCTAAAAATGAAAACTGATAATTTAGATAAGTTTGAGAATGATACAGCTAAAGTTAGCATTAAACCTGCTTACTTTAGAAAATCATTTAATAGTAGCGATTTTAAAGCGGATAATCCGTTCTTGTATGAGCAATATGTAAAAGAAACGGAGATCCAAGAAAATGTCAACATCAAATTACAACTTTAAATTTGACGAATTAACACACACTTATTATTTAGATGATAAGAAACTGTTAAGTGTTACTCAATGTATAAAGTACTTATTAGGAGAACAATACGAGGGAGTGCCTTACAGTATATTACAACAAGCAGGCAATTATGGAACTAGAGTACACTTCCTAATAGAGAGCTTAGAAGACGGGATAGAATGGCAAACAAACAACGTTTACGAAGAAAACGCAATTAAGCAATATAAAAAGATAAAAGACTTTGAAACATTAGATAAAGAAATGTTTGTTCTTTACAAAGATATATATTGTGGACGTGTAGACGGAGTAGGGGAGAACATAATATACGATGTAAAAACTACATCAAAGCTAAATAAAGAGTATTTAAAGTATCAGTTATCGCTTTACTTAATAGCTTATGACGAATCTAATTATAGCAATTATAAAGGTTACGTGTTATGGCTGCCAAAAAAAAGTATAGGAAAGAAAGTTGAAATAGAACTATTTACAAAAGATGAAGTATTAAAAATTATAGAAAAAATAAAGGAGATAAAACTCAATGATTAACAATGTAGTATTAGTAGGAAGAATAACAAAAGATATAGATTTAAGAATGTCAGAAAGTGGGAAAGCATATACAAACTTTACTTTAGCAGTAAATAGAGCTTTCAAAGGACAAGACGGGCAACAACAAGCAGATTTTATAAGCTGCAAGACTTTTAATAAACAAGCAGAAAACTTAGCTAGATATTGTGGTAAAGGTAGTTTAATAGCAGTTGTAGGTAGTATTCAAGTTAGTAATTTTCAAGGTAAGGACGGAAACACGATATACAGAACAGAAGTAATTGCTAACAACATTCAATTTTTAGACACGAGAAATCAAGGACAGCAACAACAACAACCAACAAATAATAATTTCAACAACTTCAACCAACAACCTAATGCAATAGATGTGATCAATCAACAACATCAACAACAAGGAATGAACTTCAACAACACGGGATTAAGAAATAATAATACAGTCTTTGATAACTTCGGACAAGATTTTAACCCTAATGACTTTGATTTTAAAACAGTTCAGAATCCATTTACAAATGAATAGAATATGTCAAATGTATTTAACAATAAGGAATCAAAAGTATTATTACTGAACTTGCAGTTGTTAGAAGTGTTAGGAAAAGGAAAAGTAAACGAAGCATTAATATTACAGCAAATTGACTACTGGACAACGATTAACAAGAAAAAGAATGAGTTGTTTATAGACAATGAATACTGGTTGTTCAGTTCAGTTAATCAGATGTTTGAAAGAGATTTTAAGTTTTGTTTCGGAGTGGACACTCTAAAAAGAGCATTAGTCAAACTTGAAAAAGATGGTTACATAATTACACAAAAACACAAAAACGGAAAATTATATAGAGTAAATTACCAAAAAATAGATGAAGTTTATAACCTTAAATTAGATAAAAATATTAATATTAAAGAGATAAAAAAAGACAAAACTGAAAATCAAATAAAAAATTCAGAGTTAGGGCAAAATGCACCAACTCACAAGGC